TACATAGAGGTTTTTTACTAGTTGTTGTATTAAATGGATCATCTAGTAAACGATAAATAGAGTCTTGTTTTACTCTATCACATTTAATAACAGAAGTAATAGCAGTTTCACCTTCACCAATAGTTATTTCACAACTAATAGAAATAGGTAAATAATACTTGTTCTCAGCACCTTCAGGATAACTAAACTTTTGATACTTAAAAGGAGAAACAGAAACAAAATCCAATTCATCTGGACTCACTTCTGTTTCAATAATTAGAGTTTGAATATCTTGCGTAGATTTATGATTAATCTCAAATCCTTTATTTTCACTAAAAGTAAAATGAGATAAAACAAAGTTCTTTATTACATGGTTTAAATGTAAATCAATTTCTTCTTTTTGTAAATCATAATCTATATGAGATGCAAGGCGTTGAACACCTTGCGTTATCTCAATATGCATTTGGTCAATATTCATTAGGCTTCATCTAATTCAAGTTCTTTTTTAGCTTTAGCTAATTTAGTTACTTTTTCACTAGGAACACTCTTACGAGATTCTTGTAATTTACTCTTCATCTGATTGACAGTACCACTATTTTGTTTACTCTGAACAAACAAAATCATTTCATCATCATTTTCAGCAAGAGGAGTTACATTTGTATCGTAATAATAAGCATTAGCAACACGTTTTAATATACCGTATTGTACTAATTCACGAATAAAACCTAATATTTCTACTTTAGGATTATTCATTGCTTTAATGAATTTAAGAGGACTAGTTTCAACAACATTATATAATACTGTTTTCTTAACATTTTCGTTCATTGTATCCGGATTATTAGGAGTCAACTCACGAATAATAGAATCTAATTGATCTTTCTTATCAGTAAAGAGTTCAGTAAATAATAAAGAAGCTTTCATTTTTACTTCAATATCTTCTGCTTTACGATTAACTTCTTCAAATTCATCAGTAATGTAGAAAATAAAATCACTACTTGTTTTAGCTTCTTTCTCACTTTGAGCAACTTTAAAGTGACCTTGAGCAAAACGATATTTTAACCAATCATTAATATTAATTGGTCCTTTATCATCTTCTTTTATTTCTAAGTTAATACCACCATTAGGTACAACAACAGTAAAGGATTTCCAAAATTCTTCAATTTTTAAACGTAGTTGTTTATCATTCTCATCTAAGTTTAAAAAAGGAATAAGTATATTTTTTTCTTCTTCTTCAGTAAGTGGATTATAAATCCTAGTAGAGTTCTTTAAGTAATAAGAACCTAATCTTTGTACCTGAGTATCTGTTACAATCTTAGGTAAATGAGTAGGTAATGTTACAAACGTTAATCTAATTTTTTGCATAATATGTTTTCTTCTCTTTTATATTATTATAAAAAGAGGAGAATCCGAAGAGAAGAAAAGAAAATCTTTCTTCAGACCCCCCTCTAATTTGTTTACTCAGCGTTACACTCTAAGTCGATAGAAGTATCAAAGCGTTTTAAGCATACTCCACCAGTTCTTAAATAGTGAACACTCATACCATCAATGTCAGATGCACGAAGTAAAGCAGTAGGATCTCCGAAACCATTCGGTACTTCAGAACCAGCTACACCCCAACGTTTCATTTCACGACCTTTTTCGGTAATTGCTTGAATGTTGTTTTCACCATCATAATTAGAGTTATCTACGAATACCATTCTATGAGATTCAATAGAGAAACCTGTAATAGGATGTTTACGAGCTGCTTGAGCAACTGCACTATGATCAAATTGTGGGTTATAAACCACATTCAATGTATGACCATCAACATGACGATACTGTGTAAAGTATTTACCTAAAGATAATTCTTCACCTTTGTTATTAACAAAGACTCCATCATTAAATTTAGCAAACTCATTAGCACTAATATAGTTCTTCATTGCTTGATCGAAATCTCTACGACCACCAGTACCAGTATAAACTGTAAGAACTTTATTTTGACAATCAGTCATTGTGTAGAAAATATCTCCAACAAGATCTTTTAATTTAGATTCTGTTAAAGAAGAGAAACTATCTTTATGAACAATTTGCTCTAAAAGACCAGGACCGATGATAACAGGTTGACCATTCTCATCTAACATAGTAGGTTGACCAGACTCAGTATAAGACTGTTTACCGTACCACATTAAGTTTTCCCATTCTTCTAACCATTGAAGCATGTATTGATACTCTTCCCAATCCATCCACATATTAGTCTTACGACCACCTTTTACAGTAAATTGGAAATCAGCAACGATATTTTTAGTACGACCTGCCATTTGATAAGACTTACGAATAGTCGAAAGTTTATGACGAACCATACCTGGTGCTTGCCAGTTAGATTTATTTCCTCTTGAGAAATCTGTTCCAACAGGTGCAAATAATTGACCTAGCAATGCTCCTTCAGTTAAATCTGAAACAGGAATACTATCAGCAGGATTGTTACCTACAATTTGACCAATATATTCAAAACCATCTTGGGTAGGAGTAGGATCACTCATTACTCTAAACTGACGTTTAGAACGAGTAGAAACTACATAGTCTTTTACTAACCAACGGTCTTTCATTGTGAAACTGAATGGTTGGTATCCAGCACCCATAGCAGCTGTTACAGTTTTAGCTACAGTAGATGTACGTTTGTGATGGACCATTACACGATATTCATATTCGTTTTTAGTAATGGTTTTTACATTTTTCATTCCTTCTGTCATATAAGTCAGAGGGAATCTTTTATCAGTAGAACCAGCTAAATGAATAATAGCAGGAGTCAATACATCCGGTCTTGTAGCCAGAGCTTGAGCAACACTATTACTAGTCGTCATTTGCTGATCGTTAAAGATTTGTCTTACGATTTGCATGGTGTTTTTGATTTAAGGGTTTAAAATTCAAAGTCTTCGAGTTCTAATTTAGAAACATCAGCTTGTCTTTTACCAGCTATATTTGTTTGCTTATTAGTAGCACGAAGTCTATCTCTAAGAGATTTAGAAGTCTGTGTGTCTGCAGCTTGTTTAATTACAGTATCTAATTTTAATCCTCGTTTAACTAGTAAACCAATCATCATTATTTGTTCAGCATTTAATTTTGCTGAATCTTCTTGATATTTAGTTTTACCAGTAGTATCTGGAGTAAACATATAATCAAACAATTCTGTTTTTTCAGTTTTTGATAGAGGGATGTTATTAATAACTCCTTTATCAGCAATCTCTTTAAATTGTTTTGTATAAATCTCTTGTTCTTCTTTTTGTGCTTCACTTAATTGTGCTTGCTGAGCAAGTAACTCATTATGTTTAGCTTCTTCAAACTTTACTATTTCTGCTTTAAATTCTTTAGAAGATTCAAATAACATATCACTATTTTCAAGCATACTTATTTGTTTCTCTATCATTGCATCACTAAATCCTTTTTCTTTATAAAAAGTTCTAGCAACATTACGTTGTACATCAATAGCAGTCTCAGTAATAGTAAGGTCTTTAATGTTAGCAATACGTTCTACACTTTTAAAAAATGTATCTGGATCACCTTCATTATTAAGAACAAAATCATTAAATTGCTTAATACGATCATTTTTAGATAAGAATGTATCATACTGACTTTTTGCTCTTTTATCAGCAATTAATTGTGCAGCTGTTACAATTCCTTCTTCATCATCTTTAAGAGTAGCTAATTCTTCATCTGTAAATTCTAATCCTGATTTCTCAAGAACAGATAAATAAATAGGATCTTCTACATCATCTGATTGAGTATTTACTGGTGGTTCACCATCATTGACTATTACATCATCTGTTGGTTTATCATCTATGGATAAATCAAAACCATCATCAATAGTAGTTTTATCATCTATTGGTGGTGCAGGATCTAATCCTTCAAATTCTTCTATTTCAAAATCTAATGGCATAATTGTATTCTTCTCTTTTAAATTACAATTGTTTGTTGTTTATTGTCAAATCTACTGTTACAGTATTTACTATTCACAATAGGTATCAACTTTTAGTGTTCATCTTTTTGACCTTTTCCATATCAATAGCTTCTTTAGCTTTATTATTACGGATAGTTTCATCAAGTTCTTTTTCTTTTAAAGATAATTCATCTTTTTTAATTTCAATCTCATCAGCTTTAAATGGATCAATTTGTGGTTTACTAGCTTCAACTTTAGCATACTCTAATTGAAGTTTTTCTTGTTCAAGTTGCATCATTTCTTGTTGTGCTTTTTGTTGTGCTTCTTGTGTTTTAGCAGCTTGTTCATTCAATTGCTTTTCACTTTCTTTAATTTTATCTACAATAGAACTAAAATTATTAGCACGAATTACTTCACTAATTGTTGAAACAGGAACACCATTTTGGACCATTGATTGAGCAAGACCTTTAATGTTTTGTAAATCATCTTGTTCTTTTAAGTTATTAGAAATAAAGATACCATAAACAGACTCCATGTGTTTTTGTCCATCAATAGTAATATAACCATAAGTAGTATCTGGTCTTACAAACATAGCTTGTTTACCATCTAAATAAGCATACTTAGATAAATCTAACAAACCTTGTAATTCTTTACGTTCAAATTGAACAAACATTCTATACCACTCTTCAGTAATATGAGATGATTGAATAACTGCTCTCTCACTTACCCCTTTACCCTCATACGGTCCAATTTCACCTTTTCGTTGTGGGGTTACACCACTCAAATTTTCCCATTGAGATAAAATAAAACGAATGAGTTCAATGTATGTCATTAAGGTTTTATTGGTCAAATCGAGCAACTGATTCAATGAATTACCGGATTTAACTCCTTCTTGATTCAAGTCAACAAAACCAATACCTGTTTTATCAATCCAATAGAACCAATCTTTCATATCCATTCCATCAGGAATAAGATTCAAATCAAATAAAGCAATAACATCTTTAGCTTTAGCAACAGACAATTCTAAACGATACATATAAGCATTATATAGAATCTGATAGGTAACACCATCAGAAACAAATGATTGTATCTTATCTGTAGTAGGATTGTAAATTCTACCATTTACAGGTAATTTACATCCACCAATACCAACTAATGCACGTTCATAAGGGTAAGCTCTAGCAAGAATCATATAGGTATCATCAAGCATTACTACTTCACGAACTTCATTTTGATATTCCCAATCAACAGATTCTCCTTCTTGTAATTTATAATCTTCTTCTACTTCTTTAATTTGTGGTATACCAAATTCATCAAAATAAGTAACATAACCTACTTTTTTAATAGATTTCCAATATACTCGTATTTCTTCTACAAGTGATAAAGCACTTGACGGGTTTGGGGTAGAGAAGGAGATATTGAAGTTTGATCCTTTTCCAGTAGGGTTTTGTAAATAAGCAATAAGTTCTTCTTTCTTTTCAGATTCACTTATTTCTTTAGAATATCTAGCTAATATATCACTTGCTGAAGCATGATTACGAATTACTTGCCAACCAGCATCTTCAATAAATTTAAGACTTTCATTACGTTCATAGTCTACATGATAAGGTTGAATATCATCATAAGTAATACGATCTTTAACTACATTCTTAAATGAAACACATCTACCATAGATTAACCATTGTTTAAATAGATCTTGAAATTTATCATAGATCTCTACATCATACTTAATGTAATCTAATATCTCTTGACCATGTTTTGCACGTTCATCTTTGTATGATAAATTAAACTGTTGGTTAAACTCATCAATACTTGGTAATTCTCTTGATTCAGCACCAGTATCTTCTCCAAGTGCATTTAACTCATTAATAAACTTTTGATATAAATACCCTCTAACAGCATTTAATTGTTGTTCTTCTTTCTTGGATACTACATCTGGATTAGCTACAACAACAGAATCATTCAATGCTCGTTTAGCTTTCTCACCAATTAATATATTAACAATAGGTTTAATGATATTATGATTACGAATCTTTGCTGTTAAGTTTTCCATCTTAACACCAAAAGGTTTTAATAAGTTATCATAATCATTCTCGTTAATATCTCCTTCATAATACTTCTTCAAATTAAGAAGAGCTTCATACTCACTATTATAATTATTGAAATTAGACATAGATAGTATAGCATCATAGGTATTTCTATGAAACGTTTCATCCTTTTTAGATGAAGGGATTGCTTGGTTAGGAAGGGATTGCATAAGCTACTTTCTTTAAAAAATCTACTTTACTATTACTCTTACCTGAAGATACAACTTTTGATTCTATTTCTTTTCGATAAAACATAGCTATAATTAAGGTTGATACTCTATCAAAGTTACCTTTATCATTATACTTATACAACTCTCTGAGTAAGGGAATATCATAAATAAACTGATAACGATAATATTCTTTACCTTCTTTGACAGAAACTACTTCCATCAACCAATCCCTAATATACAATAATCCTTGCTTTTTTCTTTCACTTGTCATGTGACAACCCCAATTACGTTGTACATTTTTTGAATGTAACTCTTTCTTATATTCAAATTGAAACTCTTCAGATAACATAGATAGTTTTTTCTTTCTTCTAGCAAACCCTATTATATCACCACGATCATTCTCAAATCCTATCTTTGCTCTATAAAACTCAGCCATCATAAATAACTGTTCATTATAATAATCTTGACTTCTTGGTCTTCCTACCCAACCACAAACAGGTAACTCATTATATGTATGAGATATATTATTAGTACGCTTTATTACATAAGCAGAACCAAGAGATGTTTTATCAGAAGCATCTTCTAAAGCATAAGGATCATGTGCTACATAATACATATCCTTATAAACCACATCTTCTAAAGCTTGTGGCATTTCAAGTATAGCAATACATCCTTCTATATCATCATCAACTGAATGAGGAAAACGATCAATAAATGATTGTTTACCATCTACATCATGTACAAATTTAATAACTCCTTCTATATTCTCAAAGTGACCATAAGTATATAAATTATTCAAGTGATGTGCTTTAACATATCCTTCTTGACTCTTCAATTCCTTTATAGGCATAATAGAATTAAAGGTTTGCATCAATGCTTCACCAACAGTAAGAGGATTCTCAGCTATATACTGATCATAAGCTTCACGTTTACCATTCTTTTTCTTCTCACGTTCTTTTTCCTCATGGTTAATAGCATCTACAATAAGAGAATTACCATCTCTATCTTGATGTAATTCCATATTCATAGAAACAGGCATAAAAATAGAACAATATGTTCCACTTAATTCTTCATCCCATTCATTAAGTATAGGTAAACAATTGTATGCTTCAGGGTTATATGTTAATTCTTCTAACCCTTCAATATCCTCACTCTTAGAACCACCTGTACCAAAAGCTGCCATTAAACCGGATATGTATCCACCTTGTTCAACACTAGGTCTAGTAATTTCCCATGCTTTAATTAAATTTCTAAACTTACCAGCTTCTTCAAAAAAGATTAATTCACCACGTTTACCACGACCAGCATCAGGGTTATTATTAAATGATACCCCATGAATCTCACTAAGATAACCATGCTCATCAAAAATACCAGTAATAGGATTCTTCTCAGCATAACCACACTTCTTATAAAGTGTTTGATCTCCACCAGGCATATAAGGTTGAGAGAAAGCAGTATTCTTATTAATAAAATTAATATTCTCCCAAGTCTTATCCAATAGAGCATTACCAAGTAAGTATTTCTCATCAGAAGCAAATGCATAATTAACACTCTTCTTCTTCAAATGATAATTTCTTGAATACATTGAACCAGCTTTATAAGAATATCCTCTACCTCTAGTTTTAGTAAGAGCTAAATGATGACCACCATCTAAATAATCAGGGTGAATTTTATACATCAATCCTAATTTCTCTAATTCATCAGGAGAAATACCATCTCTGGCAATATCTACTAACCAAAACCAATTATAATCTCCATCCCAAAATGCAGGAAAATCTTGAACCTTTTCTACTTTCCTAGAACGAGACTTTGTAATAATAACATTCTCAGGTATTCTCTGTATTTGACAAAAATTCAAATACCAATAATGATAACCTGTAATTTTAACTCCACCTACACTATACCCATTAAGAGAACGTTCTTTTTCTCTATCCCAAAAATCATAATACTCTTTAGTACCTATAGGAAAATCACAGTAAAAACCATGTTTCAAATAGAATAGAGCAGTTTCCCTAAAATAATTAGTATTAACAAAACTAAGTTGACTCATGTGTTATACTTAGATTTACTTACACCACCACGAGTAGCACCACTCTTTGTCATAGTCCTTACTTGCTTCTCTAATTCCATCATATTATTACTTACATTCCCTAAATCTTTAAGAGAACCAGTAACCATATTAGGAGTATAAACTAACTTACCTTTATCATCTTTCTCAGAGAAATCTAAATCTTGATAAAATTGACCTAACTTATAAATAGCAGAACGAGCAGAAACAAGCAATTTAATCAAATCAGTAGTAGTCAATTCAGTATAAACTTCAATTCCTTGCTGTACCAATTCATCTGGTTTCCAGGAATCTTCAAATTCTAATACACGTTTTATAGAAGCATCTCTGACTGATTCTTCATAAGAGAGGTAGGGGGAACGATGATCTGTTGAAAGCCAAATGTACAATAACTCTCTTTTAGCTTGTAATTTATTTCTTCCTTGAGAATCACCTTTTGATCCCTTATCCCTCTTAACAATAGACTTAAATGGTTCAATCTCTAAAGTAAACGCAGATGGTTTTACAGTAAAATCTTCAACATTAACTTCTAGCAACTCAACCATAAAATCTTAATTCAATATAATACCAGATTTAGAAGCACTATTATGTTGCTTTAACGTCAACATTCTAGCTTTTAAATCAGTATAATTCTTCTCATCACTATATACAGCAACTACATTAGAAGCATGAAATACTTGTAATACACCCTCATCAGTAGTAATAACAGTAACTGGTTCTGAACCAGTCATCAATCGTACACCTTTACCTACTTCAATAGATGAATTAGATTTTACAACAGTAAAACCCATATCATACACTTCAGCATTTAAGGTTTTGGAGGTAGGGAGAGCAACAAAGGCTAAGTATCCTTCATTTAATTCAACATCATCAAAAGTGAGTTGTTCAGTCTTTATATTTAAAGCCATAATTCAATTCTTCATTCTTCGGATTCAATTCTATCTAAATATCTCTCAAAATACTTGATAGCTTTTCTATTTGGTCGAAGTGTTCCTACAAAACGTATAACAAACTTCTTTCTTTCTTCCATACTTCGTTTAGCTAACCTAAACTGAGCATCTACCACCTTCTCAATCTCACCAAAAGGAAGTCCGGTTTTCTGAGCAATCTCCAAGTACATTCTAGTACGTTGAGCATTTACCATAACATCTTAACATTAATATTCTGCTTAGAGGATATACAAAATAAAGAATCAAATTCATATCCATCATCAACACTATTAATCACTTCCTTATCCTTTAACCTCTTAATATAATTATTAAGCGTATTAAAGTTCTTAATACCAAGCTTAGACGCTACTTCTTTCTTTCCAAAAGTAGAGAAAGCATTAATACTTAACTTCTGATTAATCAATTGATCTTTCAATTCCATAAAAGAACTCATCACTTCAATCTCTTTATCAGACAAATTATAAAAAGAAGCAAACAACTTAACATACTTCCTATAGGTCATACCTTTAAGCTTAATTATCTTCTCTTTACTACTTAAATCTTCATCTATCATACTCATGTATCTTCTCTATACAATTATCATTTACAACAATATAACAAGATACTGTATAACTATCAAACACAGTAAAAAAATTATATAAAAATTTTAGAAATTGAACGTATTTGTATGGAGTATTGCCACCTTAGTAAAACCCCCCATAGGTTTGGGATTTATTAAGGTACCCCGCC